ATTCCTTTTTATTTTCTTCTCTTTGTTTATCAGATGGAGCTGCTTGAGTACTAGCTCTACTTTTTTCAGAATGGCCATACTCATCTTTTTCATCGGATAAACCTCCGATATAATCTTCAGCTTCTTCTTTAGTTTTAAATTTTTTTCTTTTATCTAGATCTACCCAAACTTCCCATTCAACTTCTTCTTCTTCAGATTTTTCATCATCACCCGCGCTTGCCGCCAATGCTGTGATTCCAACAGGAAGCATGTTCTGTGCTTTCATCAATTCATGAAAATAGGGAACCGGAGCCGGCTTGTGTCCCGCCGGTCGTATCGGTAAATAAGGTGCTCCTACTTTTGCCACTATTGGTTCCTTAGTTGTTGCAGTTCAATTAACAGTCGTTGTTTTTCCATGTTGATTCGTTCCATGTTCTTGCGGTGAACTTCCACGGGATCGTTGTCCATATAGGACGCCAGACGCACGTTTTGGTAAATTTCCCTGTTATACTCTATCATGTTTATTTGGTCAAAGAAAGAAGTATCCACGTCGGTGTAAATCTGCTCAGGGGCATAGAATTGGATTTGTGCATATTCCTGCAATGCATCTTGATTGGAGAAAATATCTATTTTTTCCACTTTAACATCAACATTTTTGACTTTAACATCGTCTATCTTCACAGTCCTTTTTTCATCCTGCCCCTGAATTTTCTTTTCCTCTAGTTCTCCAGCCGCAATATCACTTTCTCCATCCGGTCCATCTTCGTCTTCAATAGCCTCTTGTGGGCTTTCTTCAGACTCTGGTTCCGCTTCCACATCGTCTGTATCTTCTTCAGCAGTTTCTTCAGATTCATCAGTAACCTCCGTTTCAGTTGGTTCCTCTTCATTGCTGGCCATTTCTTCATTACTAGCCATTTCTTCCATTACTTCCTCTTCAACCACCTCCGCTTCTTCAACTTCCTCTTCAACCACCTCCATTTCTTCAAACTCTTCCTCTTCAAATGAAGTTTCTTCTAATTCCTCGTTCATTTCCCATGCATCCTCAAATTCTTCAAATTCTTCAAATTCCTCCATATACATTTCCTCAAACGAATCTTCCGGCATCATGGTCATCTCGAATTCTTCAGGCATTTCCATTTCCTCAAATTCCGTGAACTCTTCCTCAAAATATACGTCATCATTGAACTCCATTGTATATTCATCCCAGGTTGTCTCGAATGTATCTTCAAAATAA